ATGGTTACTTCCGAAGCTATTTTTGACACAAGAGTTGACACAAAGAAATTGTTTGTGTCAGTAAAAACTAAATTCATTCCGCGCAGTTATAAAAATAGAGAGGGGCTTTCCCTACTCTATCTTCACATTACCGGTGATCAAAAGCGAAATCGAATTCCCCTGGATATCTATTTGCCTCCGGAAGATTTTTGCACCACACTGCAGCGCTTAAAATCGACGGACCAGCATTCGAAGGATCTCAATTTAATTATCGATAACCTCCAGAGTAAAATCACTTCTATAAAAACCACCTATCGGCTGGCCAATAAAAAATTGGATGTGGATTCCTTGACTGAAGAATTTATAAATGGGATTCCAAGAGTAAATTTCTTTGCGTTTGCAGATTGGTTTCTTGAGAAACAAAAAGGACAGCTGGCCAAAGGCACTTATAAAAAACAGAAGTTAACGCTTCAGAAAATGAAACGTTTCCGAGAGAAAATATACTTCACAGAGATTGACCATAAATTAATCCTGAATCTTCGGCAATGGATGGCCAAGCAGGGAAATCAAAAAACAACAATTGAAGGGAACATTTCCACTTTCAAAAAGTTTTTGAACGCGGCCAAAAAACAGGGCATTCTTTTACCCATAGAAATTGATGATATTAAAGTGGGCAACACAACAGGCAATAGAACAGACCTAAAAGCTTCAGAAGTGAATAGACTATTTGAATATTACAAATCGTCCTTTATTGCACCTTACAACCAATTGGTTTTGGGCTATTTTCTTTTCAGCTGTTTTACTGGGCTGCGAGTTTCTGAAGTAATGTCCATCGAGCGGACGCAATTCGATGAAGGTTTCTTTGAATATTTCGAAATGAAAAAGAACCGGATGCAGCGCCGAAATATTAATGCAAGTACCAGGACATTACTTCAGCATTGCGAAAACCTTTTTGTGGAAAAGAAGGATCCTATCTATATGAACCGTCAAATAAAAGTGATAGCCAATACTTGCGGCATTTCAAAGAAGATTTCATTCCACGTTGGGCGGCATACTTTTGCCACCAACTTCTTGAGAGCTGGAGGCGATGTGGTTTCGCTTCAGAACCTTTTGGGCCATAGTAGCATAAAGCAAACAATGATTTACGTTCACATTGTAGAAAGCGAAGTGAACGAAAAGGTTTTCATCATCGACAAACTATTCAATTGAAAGTGTTTCAATTTCGGTTTGAATAATTCCAGGAGCAACATTCTTTTTAGACAAGCTAACAACCGCATGATAAATTCCATAGGCAAATATCGTGCTGCGCACTTGCAAATCGCGCACGTTTAAATCATAATCGTTAAAGGTCCACAGATACCCAACAGCTTTTAATAGAAAATCAATCCATTCCTTATAATCATTCTCATATACTGCGGGTATCATCAAGTTGCTCGGGTCTCTGGTTAAATTCAGCGTACCTATCAGTCCGTCATAAAGAACTAGCTGAATTTTTTGCTTGTCATCTAAGAAACCGTGCGCCGTAAGTACGGTATTTTTTGATTTTAGTGGCAGGGGTACGGCATCAATAATTATTTCCTCTGTACCTTCTTTGGCTACATAAGGGGATTGAGTTATCCCATTATGATCAATGTAGAAAGATGGAAATTCATAATCTGCAGATTCTATTTCCGTAAATTTCAGTTCAAAAGTTTTTCCCTGGTTAAAACTTCGTTCTGGCTCCATCACCTCGCGTTGACTTAAATCTTTGACGGCGGTTTTGCCGATTTGATTTTTTACCAAATCAATTGAAACAACGTTTCCGCTTATTGATACCCCATAATTTTTCCAAAGCTTTACCGCTTTAAATAAATCACCAAATGTAACATCGGGCACACATTTGGTTAAATCAATTTCATTCGGCAATATTAAAGTAGGCGTTGCAGAACCGTCTGGATTGTACTTAGTCAGTTGGGAAATGGTAACATCTAATATGGTAGCGTCATAAATAATACCACCTCCAGAATGTTGATATGGCAACTGTACAGATTGAAATTGAAATACCGGAGGCGTATCTCCTGGGAACATTTCCAAAATTAAATCTACCATTACAAAAAATTCGCCTTGCTCCACTTGCCAAAACCCTATCTGTTGACCTTTGTAAAAAAATTTAGCAAAGGCTTGAAACAAGTGCGTTCCCTCGCTCCTCACAAACAAATTGCCCCTTACGGCATACCTGCCTGGTTCCGTAAGGGTGAGATCACTTTCGTATCGTCCAAAACCATCAATAATTTCAATTTCTTCATCCGTTTTTACAATCATTTCCTGTTTACCATCATCAGTTATGGTACTGTAAAAATCACTAAGGGAGTAAAGCCAGGCGTTTTTAAATTCCGGATCCTCCAGAATATCGCCAGCAAGCGTATAGCCTTTATCAGCAAAACCCGTTTTTAATACATATAAAAGCGAAGGTAGTGGCTGCATAACGTTACGGTTTATCTGCACATCTTCTACAACATCATATTCATTTTCAAGAAATGCAGTACCGTTGTGATTGTTTATTCTCCCTTCAAAAAATTCCCATTGCGGACTTTCTGTATCAAATTTATCTGTAAAAATGGTGGGAAAATTATAGTCCGTGGCGGGATAGGCCAAGTCAATTCTATCTTCAGCATGTTCAAAGATAGTTTCTCCAGTAAGTTCAAACTTATGGAGCGGTAGCTGCGCCAGCTTCTTGTCGAAATTTGGAAACTCCTCAAATCCATATCTTATTTGAAACTCAATCTTTCGGCCAATAATTTTTTCAATTTCCATTACCGCTTCGTGCTCAACGTCCAAAACATAAAAAATCACATTAAAAATTGTCTGCACATTGCGCGATGCATATTGGCTTATAAACTTAAAAGCTGCATCCTCTTGATCAGTCAATGTTTTGCTGATAGGGAAGGTATATTTTGAAAAGATTTTATCGCTGAACCAATTGTTTTCCTCTACCATTGTGAAAGAGGTGTCAATAAGATTCAATTGAAAATCAGAATGTATTATTTTCAAGTTCATGTGTTGGGTTTATAGTGAAAGCCACATCGTATTGATACGTTCTGGCTTCTGAATCTACATTGGTTAACTTTGAATCATTTGGCACCAACTGAATTGGTTCGCGATCTTCTGTAAATACAATCCACGCACGGTTGGCATCGGCAAGACTATCGATGCGCTCCTGATTGCTTTTTAAAATCCATCCTGTATTTGCGGAAAATTGAACCGTTCGTTCTGTTGCAACCTTTTCGGTATATTCCAGATATCTTTCAAATGAACGTGCAATAACGCCTTTGTGCTCACTTTTAAATTCATAATCACCGGTGAATTCAAAAGCTTCTAAAATACCATGTTCATTTTCCCACACAAGATGATAACTTTTCTTTCCTTCTTCGAATAGGATATAATATTGCGAAAAATAAGGGTGCTCATCTTCTTGAGTAGTCAGGTTGACAACACGTGCCTCAATCATATCGCCCGGGGCAAATGGAGCAAATGACAATTGCACACCAAAGAGCTGTGCACTTCCGCGATCTGGATAGATTTTTTTGTAAAGGATTCCATTTCTGTAGATTTCTATCAATGACATTGAGTTGTTCCGGAAAACCGGCAGTAGTGTAAATGATTTTTTGGTTACACGAATTGGAGATTCCTTAAAATCAACGATTCCAAAGCTTGAGAAAAAACGTTTGGGCTTTCTGCCTTTTAAAAATTGGATGTCATGATATTCCTTTGAAGGACCTACTTGATCACCAGTTTCACGGCTTATGTATTTCATTAAAAAATAAACTTTGGCCGGGTTATAATATTTAAAAACTTTATACCCAAATAAATCTGCACCGCCACCAGGGTTTTGGAAAAACCTAAAGCCGATATCCGTAAGTTTTTTAAGAGATGGCATTGCCTTATGCGCAATGTCGCCGAGCCAAAAATCTGAAAGGCCATTGAAAATACCCTTGGTAAAATCTGCAGGTAAAATTTTTGACTCAGAAGAATTATAAAAATAGCTTTCAATACTCATTAAAAGCTGTACCTTATTTAAATTATTACCATAGATGGTTGAAATTCCATCACGGTCCTTGGTAAAGTTTATTCCTGTTTTCGAGAACCCAGACTGCAGACTATCTACAACCTCAAGCAAAACATCAATAAAATAATTTTCAGAAGCGAACACCACTTTGATTTTTCCGGAATAAAAACCAGGGTTTAAATTGTCGGAGTGAATTGGCTTGATGCTCTTTGTCGTGGTATTGTTTCCCGATGCGGAACCCTCAAGTTCCAACCAATTGGGATGCGTAATCGTAAAAGCACCAAAACCTTCAATCGTGAAGCTTTGGTATGGTGCCTCAAGCACTCCCTTTACGGAAGTGAAGCGCAACAATTCTGGGAAAACCCGATTATTTCCGGCCTCGTAAAGATGAATCTTTACATCAACGGCCAAAATCATTGTTGGAACATTAAAAAGCGCCTGTACTTCGTAAAGGTCGCCAGGATCGGGAAGCGAATTTATGGAACTCTCAAGCGTGAAATTAATGGTCTGATTACCACTACCTGAGTAGGTTTTAACGCCGTCAATATCACTAACCAAAACTAAGTTGCCACCCGAGAGCGCAATATGATCTCCTACCGTTACCGTAAAGGCACCGTTTACATAAAGGTTGCGGGAAACGCTTGAAGGAAGCGTACCTCCCAAAAGATAGTGCATCTCTACAGCTTCTGCAGGAGTAATGTAAATATCACCCACATTAAGACGCACCAGGTCTACATTGAAACGTACCGTTTCAATAAATTCAAAAAAGAAATCTTCAATCTTGCCGTATACCAGGAATAATATTTGAGCACGGTAATTACCTGCGGGAAAGTTTATAAAATCAAAATCAAGGATATGATCTACGTCCAGATTTGCTTGCGTTAAATGATAGCCATCACCAGTTGCATCTGCAATAGGCCCCGAAATATCGAACATTGGAACCCTTTGCCCATTTAAAACAGGATGGGCTATGCTCATTTTTACATAGTAATCAGTATAGGTATTCGTGCCCATTGAAAAGATATAATCTTTTATAAAGGATTGAATGGTTAAATCTGGAGGCATTGGGTTACCAATAAAACTATAAATAGTGTAGGGAGATGGCGGGCTGAATATCCATCCGGTTTGTGGTGGTTTGGATGCAGGATTGTTATTAAATGCCTGCGCAGCAGAAAGTGAAATATTATACATATCTTTTAAATTATATAAGCCGGAATATTTGCTTTATCCTGCATTACTATATCATTTTCAGTAACAAGTGTACCCGGAGATAGAAGTAGCCAGAACTCTACAAAAATTTGTTCATTATAAACCATTTGTCCTTGGTCGTTAAAACGAACCGTGCCGGAAGCATTTAACTTTTCGGCTATTTTGCTTACACAAAACTCAAAAATAGCATCCTGAGATGTCCCAAAGGAAATAACTGAAACATCAGTGTCTGGATCTCCTTGAATAATTCTGGCAGGCATTCCCGTTAAGAAAAAATTTGCCGCAATGGTAGGCGCATCAAACTCGTCTATTAAATATTGGTGAATAAGATTGCACGCAATGTTTGCGGTGCCATCCTCAAAAACTTGATTGTCTGTATAAACTTGGTACATTATACTTGGCTTTTTTGTTTGTATTTTTTTAGTTTGTCCAGATCGTCCTGCATTTTTTTTGCGTTTTCCATATCGCGCACAAGCCAGGCGTTCAACCCTTTTTCTTTAATTTCTCGCATTGTTTGGCTAACTTCTGAAAGCACCGCCAATAAAGCTGAGTTATCCTGAGCAACGGCTGCCGGACTTTCTGCCCTTGCCACCGCAGGTGAAGTGTAGCCCTGCTCGTAGCCTTTTACCCTGCGAATCTCACGGCCAATGGAACTTACCACTTCAGGGTCGAATTTTTTGAGGTCGGGACCGGAAACAATTAATTCTGGGAAATGTTGGCCTTGCTCTCCAGCCAAGAATACAGTTGGTTTTGAAACCATACCACTTCTCGATTGTCCGCCGAAAGACGCATTAAAAAGCTTTCCATCCTGTTCCCTTTCTACCGGAAAACTGTCATAATATCCTGTTTGGAAACCTTTTGCGGGCAATGGTTGCCTTGCAATAGTTGCAATTTGAAGGGCACCCAAAGTTCCTATTAAAACCGCGGCAATAGTTCCCCCAATCGGACCCAATTGAGCGTAACCTTGCATAATAGCAACAGATGTATTTATAATTGTATCAACGATTTTTTGGGCTTTTTCCCTTTTTGCTTGTTTGTATTCAATCTCGGCTTTTTGCTTGGCCACTTGTTCTTCGCCCGCTTTTACTGCTTGATCGTATTGGCGCTGGTTGATCATTCCAGAAGCAAGGCGTTGGTCTAAAACAGCTTTCATTCTTTGCTGATTGCGCTCGTATTGTTTTATTTTGGCATCCTCACCAGCCTTGAGATAATTATTATAATCGCTCCACGCAGAACGCAAAACTCCTATAGTCATTATCATAGCGTTAAACCGCTCTCGAGTATCATCAAGATTTTTGAAAACATTTAGCCATTCATCTGCAGTAAAACCAAAGAAGTCGGTCTTTTCATTTTGAATATCTAAACCACTTTCAGTGCCGCCACCTTTTCCTTGAAGAGCAGCCATTATAGCTTGAATTTCACTTAATTTTAATCCAGCTTCTTCAAGTCTTTTTATTAAATTCTGTTTTTGTTCCTCTGAAAACAAGTCTAGTTTGAAACCCTCGAATTCTTCTTCAGAAATGATAGTTTTTAGTTGAGTCATCAACTCTTCTAAGTGGGCTTTATCAGCTGCTAATTCTTCTGCCTGATATTCCTTTTTTAATTGTTCTTTTGCTTTCTCATTGTCACCTAAAAGAGCAAGTTCATTATTAAAAGCAGTCTCTCTTGCCGATTTTGCCCTTTGATATTCATCTTCCAGGGATTGTATGTAGTCTGTTATTCCTTTTTCAATAATAGTTGCTCTTTCTAAATGGTAGGAAGTATCTTGAGCTAACATTTGATTTAACAAAGCCTCATTTCTCTCTAAGTATTTTTCAGCAACTTCAGGATCCATTTCAGCCAACTCTTCCTTGGTTTTGATTTGTGCCCAAAGCGCAGCTTTCTCTCTATCGTGCGCCAGTTTTAATTTTTGAAGTTCTTTTAAATAACCCGCATCCAATAATGCCAATCTTTCATCCTCGGCTTTTTTGTTGGCTTCTGCAATGTCTTCATTTAAAGACTTGATTAACTTCAGTTTTTCCTCTGCAGCTTTTTTATCATTTTCTTTATTCCCTCCAACATTAAAAGTTGATGTAGCTGTTTCGGTAGTATCAGTAGTGGTAGAAGTTGATGAAGGTGCTGGAGCATCACTTATACCCAACCTTTTCATTAGAGCTTCCCGCTCATTTAAAAGAATATTTCCTTCCTTTTGCTCGCGATTTAATTGATATTGTGCCGATTTATAAGCTGAAATTGAATTTTTTAGCGCAAAATATCCATCGGAAACTTGCTTGATAACGGATGGAGTTCTACCCGCATTTTTTAAATATTGGTCGGCTAACGCAATCGCATTTTCGAGTTCTGATTTATTGGAATCAAAACTAAAACCTTTTGTGTCTCCAGCCATAGCGCCAACGGCTTCCCGCAACTCCATTTCTTTTTCCAAATAAGTTTGAAGACGATCTGCGGTTTTTTCATTCTGTCTATCAATTTTATCCTGCTCACGCGCAATTATTATTTTATTTATTAATTGGTCATTGACAGCCTTCAAGGCTACTTTTAGCTGCTCATTGGAAACAGTTTCGGCATTAATATCTTTTAATAAATCGGGATAAAGAGTCTTTAATTTATTTATAAGTTTCACACGATCAGCGGTGGTTGTATTCACGTTGAAAATCATTGATTCAAGCTTGAATAACTCATTGCGCTCTTGTACAGCAGCATCCGTAGTGTCTTTAATTGCGCCGATTAATCTTCCAAACCACGACGTTAATCCAGATAATGCTTTTGTCAGCGCTTCGGAATTGAAGGCACCAATCAAGGTTTTTTTAATCTTATCTAAATTTGCCGCAAGATTATTGTTTTTGGTATTAAATTCATTTGTCAATGAAGTTGCTTCCCTCATTGCTTTTGAGGAAAGTGCCAACTGTTCGCGGAAACGTGCGGTATTATTTGAGACCGCACCTAAAACTTTGTTCGCCCCATCAGCTGAAACGCCCAAATAGTTTAAAGTGTTTGCAGTATCAGTTGCATTCATTCCCTTTAAGCCTTGGGCGAATTTTATCATAAATTCCAATGGATCCTCATTAATCAAGTCCTTTACTTCTTGATTAGTAATTCCCATTACTTCTGCAAACTTTGCGCTTTCTTCCGCAGCTTGCTTTAATACAATTCCATACGCCCGTGCCGCAATCTCGGCCTGAATTCCAGATTCTTCAAAGGCGGCACCTAAAGCTAACGCATCTGCTATTGATGGTTTCATAGATTCGGGCAATGAACCAACACGTGTAGCAAATTCCGCAATATTATTTTCCGTGGCAACACCGTTTGCGCCCAGTTCATTAATTGCTGAACCTATAGCGTTGTATGCCTTATCCACTCCTTGATCTTTTGTTTCTTTAAAGAGCAACTTTAACTTTCCAAGTTTAGAGGCGGTTTCCTCTACTCCTCCAGGAAATGAATCTGATAAAGCGACCACCGCTTTATCCATAACCTTTACAAATTCGCCAATTTCATCTTTAGCTATCCCTATTCGGCCGCCCTCTTCAGCAATTTTTAATAAATCAATACGCGAGGTGCGGGTATTTAAAAATCCGAAGGTACGTGATAAATCATCCACTTCCTTTTTAGTCATTCCAGTCGTTTTCTGGACGTCGGATAAAGCGTCTGAAAATTCCTTTTGATAATCTATTGTCTTTTGCAATGAAATGGCTATTCCAGTGAAAGATGCAATAATTGATGTTCCAAGTACAGCATACTTATTAAAACCGCCTGCAATTTTTGATAAGCTTCCTTCTGTATTACGAGAAGCGGCCTGCAATTCTCTCATACGGGCAGTAACTTGCTTCAATTCAGCTTGAATACGATTAAAGTCGGCTGAGCCGGGAATCATATTTCGCAATTGGGTACCAAGTATCGCTGCCCGTCGTCTTAGCTGATTCAGTGAAAGACCAGTAATCCCAATCTCCTTTTGAAGCGCATCCATTCTTTTTGCATTCGCTCCAATTACTACTGAATTTTTATTTATCTGGTCGGTAAGAGCCTTATATTCAGCAGTACCCTTTTTTCCTTCGCGAAAAAGTTGCGCTCGTTCTTTTCTTAAATCAGTATTTGCTGATTTCAATTTACGATTAGCCTGTTCTAATTCATAGAGTTCCTTTTGTGCAGCATTGCCATTAACAACGACTGTAAACCGCATTTCTTCATCAACTATTCGCTTTGCCATTGAGGGTAGATTTTACCTCAATGTTATAAAAAGGCGGTGGGGAAAGTTGTGACACCAGTGCAAACAATAAAAAAGCCCACCGGAGGGTGGGCTTAGCAGCTAGTTGGCATTCATTTGGCCAACGCTCGGTACAGTTCTATAATTTGCCTGTCGTTTACTTCAATCGCTCCCAGTTCAATCGCTTTTAGCTTATTCTGTTTGCAAATATCATAGTGCGGCTTTCCTTCCTTATTTTGGAAATGTCGCTTGGCTACCCCTACACTTTGTGCCATTTGGTGAAGTTCTTCTAAGGTATCAGCCGCCATATGACTCATAAGCATTCTGCCGTATTTATATTCTCGAGTTCCTACATAAACTGCCATCGCTCAAAAACGAAATGCCAACAATAAATAAAATGAATAGCGCAGGTTGGCGTTCTGCATCTGTTCATTGGTTCGGTTGTGCGCTACTGCATTTTATTAAAGCCGTTATCAAAAATCAAATTGATTCCTCAAATTTGTCATTTAATTGTGCGGTTGCATATTGATCTTCGTCTTCCAAAACTAATAGGTTTTGTTCGGGATTTAGTTTCCAAAGTGAACCTTCGTCTACTTCGATACCTTCTATAGAGGTAAGTTCAATTTTGTTCCGGTAAAATTTTGTGATGTTGTTCTGCATAATTTTGTTTAATAGACCCAAGAGAGCTGCAGAACAACATCAAATAGACGAAGTTGCCAGTCCAACTGGCTCTCTCTTGGGCTAGATTAAAATTGTTTAAGGTCATATTTGATGTGTTCTGCACAACAAATATAACAAATTTTACCAATCATCTTTTAAATCCGTTTTACCTAATACAGCATTGTTAATTGAAGCAACCAAACCATTTGCAAAATCTTCGATCGCTTGACGTTTTAGTTGTCTGTCTTTTAAGCTTCTTGGTTCACCGTTGTTTTTAAACATAGAATTTAATCCTTTGCTGAAGGTTAAATCAGCACCTGTAGAAATTGGATCTAGCGGCATAGATTTCACCTTTAAATCTATGCGAAGCTTTCCTTCCTTAATTCGGAGTTCCAAATCATAATCGATACCATAAAAAGCATCTACTTTAAAGGCTCGATCAATAAAAAGTGAATATGCAATATATTCATTCTCGATTTCACTGTAAGTGGCATCTTTTGAATTGCGAAGATTGTATTGAGCCCATTTTTGGACCTGTGTGAATATTTCATTTGCAGATTTCTCAGAAAATTCCAGAACCACATAATTTGGAAATCCTTCAGCCGTAGCTTCAAAACGGTCCACTTGGTTCTGAGCAAAAATGAAAGTGCTGCACAATAAGAGTAGTAGTGTAAATTTTTTCATAATCGATATATATTACGGTTAGACAATAAATATAGCAAAATAAATCGGGGAGATAATGTTACTACACAAGGCGCGCCAGGTGGCGCAATAGCCAAAAGGCCTTTAGGCGAAAGGCGCAGTCATCTGCCGCGGGGCTTTCTAGAATTGAGATTTCGATTTCAGCAATCGTTTGCTTGTGGTTTTCTGAGGAGTCTACCGCGAGGAGCTCATCCTGCCAGGTTTCAAAATTTTGATTCATATTGGTTAGTTTTAAAAATGACTACCCAATATATTTAAAACTTTATAGGTTTTGTGGAAAATCCTTTAAAAGGGTCTCTTTCATCGCTGAAGTGTACTCAAAAGAAGCACGGCGTACAATGTTATTGGCGTGGCCCATTACTATTTTGTTATGTACCGGATGTGAAACTTTGCGGATCTTGCCCTCTTTAGTATTTCGGGTTTTCATATCAATAAAGCGCAGCGCAATGGGGTGGCGCATTACCAACTTAGTTTCGTCATTGGTGTATTGTGCGGCAAAATTATTGCGGCTGGCAAATTTACTAACCTCCTTTAATTTTGCCTGCTCTATGTTTTGACCCTCCTCACGAAGAATTCGTGACATAAAACGGCCTTTTAATACATCATCATTTTGTGCCATCGGTTAATTTTAGCATTCCGGCTTTCCAGAGTATTTCCAGTTTTTTTGAAACTGAAACAATTCGCTTATCCTGGTTAAGCAATTCATATTTTAGTCTTTTATCAATTCCAGCGTTTTTTTGGAGCTCATCGCTCGCCAAAATTTTTGAAATTGCTTTATCGATATCCGTGAGTGTCATAAATTTCCTTTTTATGGTCGGAATTTACGACTTTTATACTTAAATATCAAATGTAAATACAACCGTCCAACCATTACACTGGCTATTGTTGTACACATCCACAATCTGAATGCTGGTGGGATCGAGAAAACGCATAATGTTGCAGGAACCTTTCAAATGATCTTCCAGCAGCTTATCATTAACTAATTGTGCAATGGCGAAAAGGCGATCGCTTTGGGAAACGTATTTTTCCTCGGTTAATTCAGAAAAATCAGTTTTTTCAAAGATCATTAATTCCGTGAAGCCTTTTAAACGAAAGGCATCGCCGCTCGATGGACTGTTATTGCCGAAATTTGGCATAAGGCCGATCATCAATGCGTTTTGATCACGCTCTAAATCGCTTAGGTATTTGGTAAGCTGCTTTTCAGATGTTACCACTTTATTTAGGTTGATCCCGGCTATTTGCTCCTGAATCTCGTCCATATAATTCTTAAAATCCTGTATTGCTGCCATTAGTTTGTGCTTTTGTGGTTAATATTTTCAATCCTCGCCTGAATAAGTTCTTTTTTCAAAGGATTATGTGTATTCAAAAGTCGCTGCGTTAGAACTTGAATATCTTCTTCCTGCATAACATCATTTACAAATTTTTGATGTAGTTTTTCGAACAATGGGCTTAAATCTTGATACATACCTATTCTTTTTTAGCTAATTTTTGTTTTTCGCGTTCGTCCAAATCCTTTTTTCGCATATCGTAAAGGAGCAAGGCCACATCCCAAAGCTTTGTGCCACGCACTTGCTTTAAATTGCCCAAAACCCCTGTTTTTGCAATCTCTATTCCCGTGGACTTGATGCCAAGCGAAGGATATGGACTTTCGTAACTGGAACTTTCATCTGCAGGTTGGTTGGTGAAAAGAATGGACAGATCTATAAGCTGACCGCTATAATACACCTGCGAACCGCTGAAATAGGTATGGAACATTGCAAAGTTGTAGTAAAAGCCATATAGTGCACCAATCGGAACCTGTGAGAAGCTATGTGCTGCACTTTCAATTTCAGAAGAAAGATATCCAAAGCGCTTGCCGTTTCTTTTTTCCCGGTAGAAGGTGGCCATTAGTTCCTGGAGCAATTCACGGCAAGGCGTTTCATTATATTGCAGGAAACGGTTCAATCCGTCTTCATATTCGCCAAAATCAACATCGCGAAACCATTGGGATGGACCATAGTATTTTTTGTTGAAGGGAAGTGTAACGCAATCTATGTAGTTGCGAGTATATTCCAGCTTTAACGAAATTACGTTGTCATTTCTATTGAAGTAAGCCGCAATATATTCTGATAACATCGCAATATTGCTCAATGCTTCCTCCAGCTCCTCTTCCGGCAACTTACGATCGCCTTTTTTAAGCTCCAGCAATTCGTAAACCGCCAAAGTTGCAAATTCATAGTAATCGATTTCCTTGGTTTCCATTCGGTACACAAGGCTGAAAAATGCGATGTATTGCCGTTGGTCCATTTTCTCCAGGCACAATGGCAAATACAGCCATTTATTTAGCTCAGGTATTTGTATGGGCAATATTTCGGGGAAATCTGTCATTTGAACAGCTGCTCATATGTTACATTCAGTTCTTCCATTTTTGGACTGAATTTGTCCAAAATTGCCAACTTCACTTCCTCTTTGTTTTTGAAGTCTGCAGGAATGTATTTGCTTCGGGCATCTATTTTGAAATATTTCCGGAGGAATTGATTAATGTCCCGTCGCAATGCTTTACGATCTTTAATCATTTGATCAACGATTGGCTGCATTGCTTTTGCCTGGCGAGACAAAAACCAACGACGGCGAAGGCGCTTTAAAAATTTGATTATTCTTTTTATCATAGAAAGTAAACTTATAGGTTGATTTTTTATCCTACGAAGCCATCATCGGTTCTAAAACCGAACTTGTCTTCATCGGGGCAATTGGTTGTTTGAGTGGTTGGTTCTGGATCCGGTTCCTTAACGGCGGCTTCGATATCCAAAAGCACTTGTGCTGTGTCTTCTTTGAATTTTTGCTCCAGCTGGTCCAATAGATTATTTACTATTGGCATTCTGCCTTTAATCGTAGCGCTATCACCACGCACAGCTTGAGATATACTGTCTGGAAACAATGTTACCTGCAGACGGATAACGCCCCAGGCAAGTGCAGCGTACACGGTTGCTTCCTGAATCATTAAAAGCAGGGTTTCTTCATCTGCAGATAAAGCGGAACCATCCTTTCTTTTCGCCTTCAGCGCATCATAGGCAGTTTGTCCAATTCTAGGAATGATCAAACGTTTTTCCGCCATGGCGATGCCAGGAGAAAGTTTTTCCAATAAGTATCGCGAATTGATTGTATAAAATTGGTTGAACTCTTTAACAGTGCGTACAAATAGGCGATGTGTGGCCTTGTAATTATCTGAAGCCTTCCAGGTATTTGAACTTTCATCCAATAGGTTTATGAGATTGTCCATAGCACGATGGGAGCGGCGCTCCAATTCGTCGTTGCTAGCAACAATCATATATTCAAATGGCGTTTTGCTATCCTCACTGGTTAGCATCTTACGGCCGTTGGTACCGTGCTGAAGGTCATTGCTTGGAGCAAAATATCGGTAAGCGAGATTGGCAATGGCGTTTTGTGCAAACTGGAGGATCTGCCCAGCTGTGGTTTCGTAATCAAAATTGCTCTCATAGGTAGCTACAATTTCCAAATAAGTAGCATTGCCAAGGAAGCTGGCAATCTCTTGAGTGGCATTCACAAGATCAGGCTTTATTTTCTGAAATTTGAAATCGGCATCCACGAACCCAAGGGCATCCTTGAACTCTTTGCTAAAATCGGCTCCTGCTTTATTGAATAGTAGTTTCATTATACTTTGTTTTTAACGCGATCTGTACTTGTTGTGTCTTCTTCCCTTTGCGGGGCTATGTGATAGAAGCCGATTTTTACTTCCTTTTCTGGCCAGTTGGCTTTAATGGCGTAGTTCAAAGCTTTGCATACTATCATTTCAGGGATATCGATACCGGTGATTAGATAGTTTTTAAGAGCGTACAGCTGCTCACTTCCGGAATCGGACTTTCCACTTTCACCTGCTCCGCCTAATGCTGGGTGCATACCTACACCGGCAGCAGTAGCACGATTAGCTTCTCTTCCAATTTCAAGATTCCCATTTATTAAATCTTTAATCTTTCCTGGTATCTCCTTTATCTCCCATCCGTGCTCTAGAATGTTGTTTCCGTCTACTTCAACATACTTAACTGTATGCCAGAACTTACCTGTGTTATCTGCTCCCGAAAGAGCTTTAGTTACTTTTCGTAAATACTTAGTCCTCTCGGTAAGGAGCATTGACGCATCATACTTTTTGTTATCCAGCCTGCATTTTTCCTTTAATTCATCTTCCATTTTTTCCCAAAACTTTGCAGGGGAAATAACGTGATACTTTACATTAATTCCATTTTTAATGTATGCTTCCAGTATTAAAGGGACAGCCGTAGAACGACGCAGCCAATTCAATGAACCGTAAATTGAAGGAATGGCATAGTGCTCACTACAAAAGGAGTACATACTACTGTAGAAGTAAGCATTTTTATATTTGAAGGGATCTCTAAAATCAAATAGGGGATAAACGCTATGTTCATTTCCTAATGTATGCGGATCTGTATTATCAGGAGTATAAATACAACGAGTAGCTTTTTTTCCTTTATCAGAAGACTCCTTAGCCAATCTATGCTCAATTAGGTTTCTATGCTCCAATTCAGCTATAAATGGACGACCACCAATACGTGGCCCTCTGTTTAGCTTAAACATAGTGCCAACCCCTTCAGCATAATCATAATCAACACACGCTTTAGTAATATAGGTGTCTGCGTCCCAACTGTATAACCAATCGGATATTTCATTGTCCTTTACCCACTTCCTGTATAGTTTTCCTTTTTCATCAAACTCCTCTGTATACAGAAGCCCACCCTTTCCCCAGAGAAGCTGTGTTTTCTTCCTTAATATACCGGGAGCTATGTTGTTGTCAAGAACAACATCTCTTATTTCTCTAGGCAAATCATCTGTCTTGCCGTAAGGAAAAATTGTATAACCCTGTAATTCGTATGATTGAGAAGTCCAATCAAATGATTTCCCTTCATTACGCTTGTTATCTAGATCTCTAGGGTTATCGACAGCTTCAAACGTAAATGAAGCCTCACTGGTTGTAACTAAGCCGCCATTGTCGCGGATCATTTCTACTTCGAACATTTGATTTCATATTGGTTAAACGAGGTAAGCAACGGAAAGTAGAACCAACGATCTTGGTTTGTTTCTAGATCGGTATAGCCTATAAGGCTACGAGATTTAATACCGTGCTCAGATGATAGCCCCACCCGAAGCTTTGCTTTTTTTATTTCCTTGAACCCATCGCTCTGGCGAGTAGATAAGTTGCATCCTAAAAATGAAAATGAAAAAGGTATGTTGTCTTCAGACAACTTCCTCATTTGCTTTAAAGCTTCGTAATGTGCAATTGCAATCATTCCACAATTATATAACATAATGGTTGGCTTGATTGTGACAGGTAATTAATGGTTATAACCACTAAAACCGAATAAGTGGTTGTAGTGGTTAAGACCTAAGTGGTTGGGCGTGCAAGCCCTTTATTTATGGGCATTCGTCATATATCTAAGAAAAAAGCCTTTATGCAATTGCAATAACGCCATTGAGCGGGACGGTATCTGCGATGCTTCAAAAACCCGATGCGGGTTTTTGTTTTGGGTTTGTTTGCTGAAATTCAGTTAATTAGGTTTTTTTGATTTTTAATGGAATGAAATTTTTGAGGGTTTTTTGTTTTAAAAATATGTTATTTAGAATAAGTAAAAATTAGCCTAAACCCCTGTAAAATATAGATATTTGGCGTGTTTAAAGGTCGGAAATTCCGACTTTTTTTCGTATCTTTAAGTTATAATAATAACCCTTAAAACCATACATCATGGAAAAATTGAAAGAGGCGAAAGCCACAAACAACAAAAAAAGTGCAACCGCTAAAAATGGAACTGCAAAAGCAGAACCAAAGCAAACAGCACAGGAAACTAAAACGGCAAACGTGGAAAAAGCAGGTACCACAATCGACCAAATTTTGAACCCTACTGCAGAAAGCAGAGTTAAAAAACTTGAAATCTTTAACAAGTTAGCCGACAAGAAAAACCGGATTGATACCAAGCTGGACGAGTTAACCAGTTTCCGAGTTGGGCAAGACGGAACCGAAGCCAAAATGGAATTTTCCGCAGGGAATGGCTACCGCTTCAAGATTAGCAACCCCCTAACTATTAACATGCTTTTGGACGTAGTGGAAAAAGAACTTTCCACACTTCAAACGCAGACAGACAAGGAAATTTTAAACTTCCAAATCTAATATTAACAAAGAACCCCTAAAGCCGTTGCAGGGCGATAGGGGTTTTTATAACACATTCAAAGTATCATGGAAAACAACACATTGAACAGCCGTAAAACTAACCCTTTTTTGCTTTCCGAGCAAGTTAAAAGCATTCTACAAAAACAGGGTTTTTCGTCAATCTTCAATTATGACGATTATAAATTTTTTAAAGAGCAATGCAAAAACGCATTCAATAAAGCGCAAGCCATAGCGGAGAAATTCCGAGCCGAAGCAGAACCACAGCACAACGATTTTAACGAGTACATTTTTTAAAAATACACGTGGTCGGGGAGGAATTTTGTATAACGGCTTTTGAGGATGCACCCCGTTAGCAAAAACCTGAAAACGCCTAACGTACAATATTGGTAAGGAATTAGCCGACAGGCGAAACGATACACGCTTCAAAACTTTAATTCCAACACTTCAAAATTATATATCATGGAAACACAAAGTAAAGAATTAACGCCAGTACAAAAGAAACGCCAAGCCTTGAGGGAAATTTCAAAAGTGGCAAAAATGATGCTTCAAACCGAAGCAATGGAAGAAGGGAACGTTAACGAAATCGTGATAAATCACTTCTATACAAATGAAACCCACCAAGAATTTAAAAGCTTCAAAGGATGGATGAAAAACGGCTTTGCAGTAAAGAAAGGTGAAAAGGCTTTTTGCATCTGGGGAAAGCCTAGAGATAAAAAAGAAACCGACCCCCAAGAGGAAAACGAGGAGCAGGGCAAAAAATCTAAATTTTACCCTTTAGCCTACATTTTCAGCAATGCGCAAGTTGAACCCCTAAAAAAGAAAGAAAGTGCCTAAATCAACAGATATACCACAGGATTTGAGGGAATTTAATTCCCTCTTTTCCTTTATAGCGATGCGCCACGATGCCGCGCGCGTCTTCGACGATTTTCTAACCCTTGTTATTTGTGTGCTCGCACGACAAACACAAGAGGACTGGTACCTCAGTACCATAAGAAAATACAGCGAAGACGAGATAAATAGATTTCCCAAAATGCTGGGCAGTTTGTTCATTATTTATGAAAACGCCCGCAGAGCGGGCGAATGGACAGACCCTCTCGGCTCTTTTTATGAAGCCATTGCCGGCAACTATAAAAAAAGTGGCCTTGGGCAATTCTTCACCCCTCAAGCGATTTGCACAATGTGCGCCCAAATGATAATTCCAAAAGGAACTTTCGGAAAGAATATCAACGAACCCACCTGCGGTAGTGGCCGTATGATATTGGCAACCCACATACACGCTCCCGGTAACTACTATGTAGCACAGGATATGGACCATATATGCGTGAAAATGACTTGCATAAACTTGGCAATGCACGGCGTAAAGGCAGAAGTCCATCACATGGACAGCCTGCAGAATAATACGCCTTGGAATAGTTACATAATTAACCACGACTATTGGAAAACAAAAACTCCATTTGTTTATAAAATCAACAAAGGGGATTAAGATCCCCTTTTAGTTGTTTTCCGTGAACGCCTTACGCTGCAATCGTAAGGCGTTTTTTTATGTGCATACATTATAAATATTTTACTAAATACGCACATATATAGTATTTTCCTAACAATTGTGCGAACAAATTTTTGATTATCTTTGATTTATGGAGAAGAAGATAGATATAGTACCCAAACTTATTGATTTCGATTTTAAAAAATTCGAAAATAAATTAATGGAAAAAGATTTCATTTCCTCGTTTGATTATTCCCCAATAGTTGAAATTCATCAAAATTCACTCAGCAAATTTGTAGCAGAAGTTTGCGAACGTTTCGTTAATAATTCTCCTGAGTTTGACGAATTCCACCCAGAAAAAATAAATTTATTCTCCGAACAACTTTGGAATAAAAAAATAAGTTATAGCGGAATTTACTTAGGTTCAATTATTACGCAAATCAGACAAGAAGATTTTTCAGTAATGGCTACGATGAAATTCCATCCAGCAAAAAACTATTTAAATTCATTTTCTTCCAACTCCCATCAAAAGAATTAGTATGAAACAAGAATCTAAAAAAGAAATTCTTGAAAAAGTAATTGCGAAGCTTCCAGACGCAAAATCATATCCTGAAAATATAATCACTGTGCCACATACAGTGAAATGGATAAATAAAGATCCAGACGTTTTAACAGGAAAATTTCATTTTGAAGAAATTGAAACACAATTTAGAATTTCATTCATAAAATCAAATTGTGGCCAATACTGGATTGTTCCAAAAAGTTTTACAGAAAAATTTGATTTTGAATTAGAAAATCTTTTAAAGTAGTATTATGGATAGGCATTACCAAAAAGTGAGCGAATTCATCAATAAATGCGGGGTAAAGGCTGTATATATTCCTATTAAAAAAGGAGGAATATTTGGCAATCCTATATTTTTCGAACCTGTAATTAAAGAAAAACCTACATCCCATCCAGCGCAGTAATAATAACGCTTTTCTTTCGCTTTACAATTTTTACCCATTCTTCTCGATACATCAAGTATTTTAAAGCATCACTCATATTTGTTGATTGCATCGGCAATTTACTTGGCGGCAAACTTTCTGAAGATTTATCCTTATGGATAGTTTTCTTTCCAGTTTTATAATCAATTTTTAAAAGAATTTTACTCAACTCCATTGAGCTTTTTAACTCCCTGCATTGCATTTTTTCTATTCTTAAAATAGGTAGCCCCTCAAGTTCCTCTGAAAGCACTTGTTTCATTAAAAAATATTCATCGCTATGAAATATAGTTCTTTGGCCACGGCTCATTAAATTAACACGCCATCCAGTTCTTTTACCATCACCGTCCAATTCAATTGAATCTTTAACCTCACTGGCCCAATCACGACCACTGGAACCATATTGATTTCCGGAGCGATCATAATATAAATTTAAAACCCTGTAATCGTGATCCTGGAAAAATTTTAAAAATTTATCTGCCCATTCGCGAGTTTTCTCGGGTACTACCGCATAAATATTTTTAAAAATATGATACTCCTTCCCAAAAGGCTGTCCAAAAACTGCGCTAATCATTTTCCCAAAATCCATCCCACATTCCAATGGTTCTTTTGGATCATAAAATTTTAATACTTTACAAGTAGGCATACCCTTCAAACCGATACTTTCTGAATATTCTGCATATTCAGCTTCATAGAAATGCTTATCTGCCAAACCTTGATAGAAACGATCACCTTCCTCCAATTTACTCTTTAAAGAAAGAACACTTTGTTTAAAAGTTTCCTTTCCTAAAGACTTCAGCATGTTATAAACTACTTCGTTTGTGAGCGCATCTATATTGGCAAATGTGGATGTTACATAGAAAAAAGACAATCCTTTCCTAATTTTATAATGTTTCAGCATCCATCTAGCCTTATTGGCTATTAATTTTTTGATCTTTTTTTTCTGTCTGAATCGAACAGCCCTAACTATTTCTAAATTAATTTTATTAATTTCATATCCGCAGTAATAGGATGCTTTCACCCGTTCCAAATCCATTTCCTTCTCATAGTCCATAATCCAATCGTGGTTTCCCAAATTAATGTCAGGTAAATCCGTAGTGAAAGTTGTACCAAGGTAATATGGAGAATGTGGATATTTATTATTGCCTCGCAATGCTGGAAATATAACATTCATCTTGCTCTTATCGTCATACTTTACTTCATCAGCATAAAGGTGTTGATAGGAGTTTCCTGCAAGTCCAGAAATCATTTCTAACGAACCAACAACCACACAAGCACCATTAGCGAAGGATATAACATTTTTATAACTAACCAATGGTTTAAAGCATCTTTTAAACCAAGTTGGAGGCCTAACACCAACAACAAAATCTTTTCCCTCATACCATCCTTTGTAATTCTGAAACCCTTCCAAAAGAGATGGTACAATATTAGTCCTAGCATTTGTATATGTATTACACACCAAAATCTGAAGGCTTCCCGGCATATCCAACACTACTTCCTGCATACGTTCCGCCTGTATTTGTGTCGTTTTCGATACTCCACGGCCGGCTACTATTTGTAAATGTTGTGGGGCTATATATGCAATCATTTGGCTCAGCCAATTTGCCAAGCGCATTTCTACAAATTGATCTTCTGAAGTAAAACTCATTTTTAAAGTTTTCGTGGATTATTTTTTTCCTCAAGGAAAAAGTTTCCTGGAAGAATTCCAGCTTCAATTTTTATCCGTTCCTTGACAATCTCACTAACATCTGCAAGGTTATCATCAATCCAAGCGGACAATTCCCTTCTGTTTACGGAAGGAATACCAACATCTTCAGGAGTTTGGGTATACACCTTTAACCAGCGTGGCATAATATCTTCAGTGGGAGCATCGCCATCAGGAAACGCCTTTTCTATCGTTTCCCGAAGATTTTTCCACATACCGCTGATTTTAGATAAATCTGTAACGTCTTCGGCAATATTTCTAGCCAAATTGATATCTTTTTCCTGGCCTTCTGCAATTTTCTGCATCCAGGCTTCCTTACTTATCTCGGAATCGCAATAAAAATATTCTACAGTTTGATTGTAAAGTTTATTGGCTAAATAATAGGAGAGGCCCTCAAATTTTTCAAGATGGCGAACAATAGCATCCCTGCTACCATACGTATCGATGCGATTATGCATCATATACACGCGCTCCATTGCACGCATATATAAATAAAGGTTGGATGGAGGATCCTCATCTCTTGAACCATTCTCTAGGTAATCATAGATGTCTTCCAGATTAATATCCTCAATATTTTCAAACTTAAATTCCAAAGTAAATCTGTTCTTTTAATTCCTGAACCTTTTTCTTTTTAGCAAGCTTCTCAAAAATCTGCACTGCAGTAATATTTCCGCTTTCGGCAAGTTGGCGTTGTTTGTCAATCAACAAAAATTCGCTCTGGAGCTTTCCGGCTTGTATGGCCGTCCAAATTTTGGAATCCACTTCTGCAGCCAGGACCTTAAAAGCTTTTACATCATACCCCAATGCCAAAGCCATTTCGGTATGGGTAAACCCGCAGGCGGCCATACGCGAAATTTCTTCTTCTTCAGAAAGCGGCGCTATTTCCTTTTCTTCATCTCTTGCCATTTTTCATATATTGATAAAGGAACCGAAAATGTCATTGTCGGCTTCTTTGGTTTTGGATGAAAGTTTTTTTTGAATTTTTTAGTATTTGAAAAAATCCCACCCAATCCGGATTTATAATCATCTTCACAATATGGAACTGGAGCAAAGGGATACCCCTTTTTAGAATCGGCAACAACCTTTTCATTTAGTTTTGTAACCAATTCCTCAAGGACATTTTCATTCTGAGGATTAGCATTCCTAAGCATTTCTGCTTCATCATTTGGATTCCACATAATCTCAATTTTTAATGTAAAAGCAAAACCCAATCAGCGCTAAAGTGCTGAGAAAACACAGAACCAATAAAACATACTTAAATGCTCGTAGCTTTATCTGTTTCTTATCTCCAAATTCTTCCAGTAAATCCGGAAGAGACACTTTGCCGAAATCTCCTGAAATTTCAAATTCAGTACATTTCTTGTCCAACATTTTTTTCTTTCTTAAAAAATCTATTGCTTTCATAGTTTAATTTTTAATTACAACCCCGTTCAAAGCTTTATACCGGATATCCACTTCAGTAAAGAGTTTCATCCTAAAATCAAACAACCCCTTGCAGTTGGCAAAGGCATATTGTTCGTAATACGCATTTTCGCTCCAATTGCCGGAACCTTCAATTACAAAATGTCCTTTCTCGGTTTCCAGCAAACACACCTTGGCGTGTACCCAGGCGAACAACACATTTAGGTTCGGATTCTCTTTGGCGCTCGCCGATAGCAGGTCTGCTGTTATCGGGTTTCGTTTCAACATCGTATCGCTCACTAAAAGCGTTATTTGGTCCACAAACCCTTGCCTGTGCAATTCCATTAATGCCGTAATTACCCTTTTATTGATGCTGTATGTTGTGGCGTACAGATGCTTAACTGTGGTCTGCTTACAGATCCACGGAATAAAAGTGAAGGCATTAAACGAATTGTCACTCTGCAGGAAGAAAAACTCTTCCTTTTCCGGAAGCCGTTTTATGTCTGCCTCCAGCTTGGCAACTTTTTGGTAGTGCGCAGCCAGGTATTTTGAAACAAAGCTTCCGTGATTTTCAGATGATGCGGGCTCGGAAACACCACTAGAAGACGGAAGCTTGAACAATCTATTTCTTTTCAGCATCTGCATTCAATCTTTTATCGATTAAATCCAGTTCGTCCTGCCATTCCTTTATTTTGGCCTCGGCATTTTCCTTTTTCTTGGCATCCTTGATGCCTTCCAGTTTCTTGGTGTCGCGCGAAATGTAGGAGCGCAGATTGCCCTGGCGCTTCATAGCCTCCTGGGTGGAATAGGCAGCAACTTTTTTCTGAAGCACATCGTCAACAAAAATGGGATGATTGCCAAGGATCTGTTTATGCTCTTGGTAGTAGTTCAACTCATCATAGATAAGTTGGTTCAGCTCCCAATTTTCCGTAGCTGTTTTGCCAAGTTCAAAAAGGCCTTCATTGTCTCCAGCTTTTTTCTTTCGCTGAATTTCCTCGAAAGCATCGTGATATGCTTTCAACGCCGAATATTTATCGGCCACAAGGATTTTGAATTTATCCGGGCAATCCTTTTCATTTAAGAACGGAAATTCCTCGCGCAGTTTTTTCTTTTCCTGCGCTTCGTCTCCAGGAACAGGAAGTTGTTTTTCTGAAGCTTCAGCCTTTTGAATTTCCTTTTTACCTTGAGCTGCTTCAGTTTCTTCAGTTTCTGAAGTTTCTTCATTCACTTCAATGGAGCCAAGTAAAGACGCCTGCGCTTTTTTCAAATTCTCCACAGCTTTTTGTTTAGCCTGGCTTTCCAACTGGCTCTGTGTTTTTTCAATTAAAGCTTTTAGATCATCGCTCTTTTTTGACTCTGGAGTAATTTCCCTTTCCGATAACCAAGCAAGCATTTCCTTATTTCCTGGCAAACCTTTTGCAAATTTTGGAATTGCTGCAGGAATAAGATCCTCTATGTTTGAAAACTCAATCAATTCTTCAGCTTGCTTTATCAAATCAGCTTCAGAGGAATTTTCAAAATCTATCTCCATAACTTTTTCCTCACGCGATTTAGCATCATTAACTGGTTGCTTTTTCTCCGGCACAAAATTGCGCACTTCAGCATCAGTGATGCCATAAGTTTGCTTGATGTCATATTTCAACGTGTCCAAATTGGCTTTACTGAAACCACTGGCATTGTAATATTTTGCCAACGATGGGCCGTGATGGGGATGTTTTATGAACAGCTGGAGCAATTCATTAAATTGCTTTTGTGGCTCATCATTTTTATTGAGGGCCTCAATTACTTTCTTTTTTTCCATGGTGTCTGGTATTAATTACTAATTAGTGACTCAAATATGCAATTGCATTTTTGCAAAAGCTGTGACAACAAAAAAGCCACTCGCTTAGGAGTGGCTTTTTATGGCAAATTCAAGGCTGCACTTTTACGTGCGGGCACGTTCAATTAAATATACAGTTGTACCATCGTCAAACACTTCAAAAGTGATTGTGGCATTTTCAAGCGCGGTCCAGGTAGTACCGTCTTTCAATAAAACGGTAGCAGCTGTGCTGGCTCCATTTGCTAAAGTTGATGGATCACCGCCACCGCTACCAATCAAGGTAACTACATCTCCGGTAGCTCTGTCTGTGCTTGCTATCGCTATGGCTGCGCCAAGCTCATCGGCATCAATCTTAAATTGATTGCCGTTTGCAACGGTAAGGTCAATGGTTTCATCAGTTGCAGTTGGAGCTGCAAAAGATTCATTGCCTTCGTAATGGCCAGGAACATACTTTGAGCCAACAATCTGCTCAAAAGTCATTTTGATCATTCGTCCGCTGCTGTCATCGGTTTGCTCGGCTTTTAGCTTCATAGGAGCGCAAGGAGTTCCGTATAGACGCTTACGCGAATCAATACAGTTATTGGCAAGAATGCCATAATCTACTCCTAGATTGTTCTGAATAAATTCAGAAAGCTCCAGTACATCTCCAGGCGTGGAAGCTTCAAACTTTTGTTTGATAGTTTCCATATCCTCATCACCTTCGGTGGTGTAGGATTTTACCTGTTTTGAAGGGGTGCAATAAACGGTAAACATTTTTGCGCCTGGCCTCAATACAATATCTCCAACTACACGAACACCTTTGCTATCGCGTGGAGGGAAAACAAGAACATCTTCCATTCTGAAAAATGTTACATTCGGTTTGTTAGCCGCGGCGGCCCCCGCTCCGGGACCGCTTTTGACTACATTTTGTGGTTGCCACATAATTTCTCTTTTTTAAAGGTTATACGATTAAGCGATGGTTCTCGCTACTTCTTCCCACACGCCGTCAATTTTTGTCAACGTGATGTTATCTGCACCGTCGGCAAGTACTGCGCCTGCACCAACATTTATATTACCCGTTACATCTTGTAGGGTTAGCGCGCCACCGGCACCGCCATTGATCACAATCTCTTGGCCTTCTACGCCTCCAACTATTTCATCAAGGGTATCAACACCACCGGTATAGTTAAATTCGTAACCAAGATCAGCATCTAAAGTAGCACTGCTGAAATCTACATCTGCTTCTGGAGCAGCTGGAGGCGATGTGGTACGTTTCACTTCTGTAAAAGTTGTGGCAGTGGTAGCACGCAATGTCAAGATTCCGCCACTGTTTAGGGCAAAATCGGCATTGCCTGCAAGGGTGATGTTACCATCATCAACAACCTTTACGCCAGCACCAACCGCAGTATTACCTTGTATTTTGATTATCTGCCCTTCATACGCACCATTGATGGTTTCAATGTTTGTAGCATAATCATTGGTAATGGTAATGTTGCTGTAGAATTCATTGATGTTGATTTCTCCAGTTCCATAGTCATAAAGACGAACAAAGAAATTTTCATTGAAAATTGGCATTCCATTGGTCCATACAGTTTGCACCTTGAAAGCTGCAGGATCTCCATCCTTAACTTTGGTACCAATGTGGCGAACACGTACACCGAATTTATAATCGGCAAAAATGTACATGTCGCGCTTCAATGATTCCATATGGTACATTGATTTTTCCGCAGGAATGTTTTCCAAAATCTCAATGTTATCATCATAAGTGATAAACATAAAATCGCTTCCGGAAAGTTCAGACAATGGGCAGAGCTTCACGTTCGGGAAGTTTTCAATCTCCATTAATTCCTGACCCGTGTAATTGTTATCGTGGCCAAAAAGCACACGCTTACGCTCTACGTGACGACGAATCCACTCCGGAGAAAGATAAAGGATAAGGTTTGCGCTGTTGATTTCCTCCAGAGGAACGTTCTTCTCAAGCAAATTTTTAACATAATCAACGATATTACTATTGGATGGAGCGCCAATCTGGGCAGACTTGAATTTTTTCTCAAGGAAGTAAGCTCTCCAAAGTTTGATTAAAATTCCATCACTACGATGAATGGCCAAACCTGGTATTTGAGTTGTGTCAGGCGTAGGAACATACACCCCTTTCACTGCCACAATTCTATCTTCTTGACGTGCACGTTTATCAAGCTCTACCAAAAGGAATTTTACAAAACTCCATTTGTAAGCCTGTGAGCCTTCCTTATTGTATTGGTGCAACCAAGAAGTAAGTAAGGTTTGCAACAAATATCCTGCGTGCTCAATATCTACCTGTACTGGATAGATCTTAGCTTCTTCCGGCTGGATAAGTTGCTTGTTTTTTGGCAACCAATTTTTCTTACGTGCCTGAGTAACTTCCGCAGTAACGATATTACCATCGGCAATTCTATCTACTACATTGGTACGTATAGGCCAAAAAGAAGGAAGTTTTAAGAAATCGCGATTTAAGGATTTTACATCGGCCTTAACTTCCTGGTAATACAGATCGGCATCGCTCTGTAGTTTTTGGACTTCCAAAGAGTCGGCTGCAAACGTAGGCATTGCAACCTGCTCTCCTTTTGCCATTTGGTTCCAAGGACGGCCCTCAAAGGCATCGTATTCCTTTTTGGAGCCGAAAAGGTGTGTTTTTGAGTGTTGCATATTCTTGTCTGTTTTTGAATGGATAATTTCCAAAGGAGAATCGCCTTCAGCGGTAGACAAGAGCTTTTGTAGATTAGCATCCATTTTTTTGGAATAGCTTTCAATCATAGCTTTGATTTTTCCAATCTCAGAGGCATCAATTTTATTATCCTCTTGAGCTTGTTCCAAATCTTCTTGGCTCATTCCGTGAGCGCGTAACATTTCTTCAATTTCAGTTTTTGCATCAATCAATCGTTGATCATCGTCTGAAATTTTTTCGGCTGCAGCTGCTAATTCTTTGTTGACCATTTCCAACATTTGGGCAACGTCAACTTTACCTTCCAGCGCATCTTCCAATGCTTTGAGCTGTTCGGGTGTAAAATCAGTAGCAGCATCCTTAACAGGTAATTTGCTGATGCCTAGAACGGCCAAAATCAGCGTGATTGCTTTCTTCATTTGTTTTTGAATTTAATTAGTATTTAGGTTTAATAATTACTCATTTCTGCGAGGCCTTGCGCTATCTGCATAGCCTCTTTTAAGGTTCCAATCTTATTGATCATTCCTAACCTTACTGCATCTTCAGCGCCGAATACCCTTCCTGTCAATACGCCTTCTTCTTCAATTAGATTGGGATGTGCTGCTTTAATAGCTTCTTGGAATTTTTTTGCCATTGGGTTCAATTGCATATCACGCAACATTTGGCGGCCTTTTTCCGGATCATCCTTATAGGCTCTCCAAATTTCATTTTTGTGCTGGCTGTGGTCTGAATAAACTTCCTCCAGAATAATTTTTAGATCCTCATAATATTTACTGAAATCCATCCAGGAACTTAATACACCAATACTGCCGAAACGTGCAGTAATATTGTTGTCTGCCATTTGATAATCTGCCACTGCAGAGGGAATCCATTTGTGCAGGCTCAAGCTTTGATCCGCCAGTGAAACAATTGGCTTTCTTTTTCTTGAAGCAAATTCTATAAATGGATTGATGGCAGAAACGGAACCGCCAGGACCATCCGTATAAAGGACAGTTGCCGCTATGTTTTGCTGATTGTTAGCAAAATCCAATTGCGCAACCACTTCATCTGCACCAAGAAACCAATACCCACCATATTTCATCATTGGTCCAATAGCCTTTATAAATGCTATTGAGCCTTTGGGTATTTCTGAAATTTCCCGGGGATTGATCCTTTCCAATTCCTCATTGAAAAAAGACATCATCAGATGTTCCGGTTTTTCTTCTTTCTTCCGGTCTTCACCTTTGGCCACAACATTGTCAAAAAAATGACGCAGCTGAACCAAATCGCTAAAATCCATTAGCCATTGTCCCGTGACGATTTCGTGAAGTAATTGAGAGTTGGTATACATTTTCTGAATGATTTACACCAAACTTCGTAAACGCTCCACACTTCCGCTGTGACAACTATTTAGAACTGAAATAAATTATAGGAAACGCCCAATCCAAGAATAGGGGAAAGACCGTTAGAAGAAAAGCCATAACCCGCAAAAACGCCTATTCCCAAACGCTTCCTACGCTCGGTAAGGCTGTAGCCATCTACGCTGGTTGTTTTTATGTAAGGGTTGCTGTTGATGACATCGATGCGAAACTGGGTTTTAAAGAAACCTGTTTTTTTATCGCCAATTACGATGCTCTGCTGATTTGGTATAGTTAGATTATCCAGGAACAAACCTTTGTTTGTTGATCGGCCAGAGAGTCCGTACCATTTTTCCTGCAGGGAAAAGGGAATACTGAAATCATTTCCTTCAATCAAATAAGGAACCTCGATACTGTCTATCTTCGTAATGGTTTCCGAGCGGACTGCAGCTGCTACTTTTTTATAGTATTTAACCAGGCTTTTTAATTGTTGGGTACTGTCCTTTTGTGATGCCAACAACAATTCCAAACTTTGTTTTTCTCCCTGCATTGCCAAACGTGTGGCAACTTCCTCACCTTTTTTGTTTTTATAATATTGGATAGTGTCCTGCAGCACTTCAGAATTTTTGGCAATATTCTTTTCAAGATTATTTTTTTCTGAACAGCTTCGGAACCAAAGTATAGCCAACACCACAACTAGCAAATGCAACCAAGATATCCGCAAGGCTGGAATCTTTATGGTTTTTTCTGGAGTGGTGAAGTTGGCTTTCATTATTTCACATAAAAGGTTACATAGAGTAGCAATAATGCTAGGATAAAAACTAAAACATATATGGTGCGCTCTACGTATTTCATTTTTGGTATGGCAATTTTCCTTCCCGATCGTTACTGGAATAAATAAATCCGTATTCCGGTATCACATCAAAGCTTGGGCACTCTTTAATTCGTTCCCACGACTCAATAACACCATTGGCATTATTGTCTTTGCTGAAATCACGATGGCCAACCACACCCAGATTTACGGTAACATCTTGCCCTTGGTCCTTACACCATTGAATCGCTTCTTGAATGCAAGTATCGATAGATGGTTTTTGGTATACATTCCTGGTATCTTTTGCTTTGGTAAGATCAATAATATCCACACCGCCCACATAGGCTATATGAATTGTATCTGAGTTATGGCCCTTTACACCATTCGTGACTTTTGAAAAGTCGTACATTTTACGAATGGTACCGTCCTTTTCAACGATGCGATGATACCCCCCTGTTTTCCATCCACGACCACCTTTGGAAACAGGGCGGGTAAAATAATCCTGCACCTTATCGGCATTTTGGTGCCCAGCTGTGCAATGGATGACGATGTTTGTTATTTTTCTCATTTGGCTTTGGATGTAAATTTTGTGAGGCGTTTCATAGCAGCTACAAAACCTTCGCAACGGTGAAACATATAGCCTTTCACGATGATAAGACCATCTATATAAAAGAGTAGGTAAATAGGAAGGAAGAGATCAAACATTCCGTAACGAACATCTACGGCTTTAACACAGAGATAAAAAAGCATTATAAAACCGCGGATTTGAAGGTACCAACGAACGTGTATTTTTAATTTTTTTCGCTCTATGAATGCACCATATAAAAGATGTGCGTATAGGGCGAGCATCACCACCCACGTAAGTAAGTGGATTTCTTCAGGCAAACTCCGCAAAGTTGCATTTGCTGTGCTGAAAATATCATTCTTGTCCATTGCCCAATTTTTTTGCTATGTAATTTCCCAGTTCTTTAAAAAGCCTGTCAATCAAGCCGGCTTTTCCAAATATTTTTGTTCTGAGGAGCAATACTAAGTTCAGCGAGAAAAGCCCAAGAATAAAGGAAAGAATAAGCCCAAGCCACATTGGTATTACAGTTTGCTGGCTTACCTCATAACCCATCCACACTAAAATCATTGATAGCACTACGGTAACAGCAATATCAAATTTGGTAGGGTTCTTTTGGTTCTCGTCCTGAAAGAGCATATAGATTGCTATAAACGGAACCACCGCGCCCATTACCAAAAATTTAGTTGCCATTGGCTCTAATCCATCATAGGCATCAATGAGCGGATTTGCATACAGTGCGCCCCAACTGAAGGCGCAGATGTATATAAATATCATTTTCAATTTCATTGTGAGGGGCTCCTTTTATTATTAGGGTAAATGTAAAGGTGTGAACCCCTTGAAATTGTGACAACTATTCTGAAGCTTCTACTTTATTGGTGATGGGATTGAACTTTACCTTGGCTTTAAAGTACCCGCTTTCCAGCTTGCGGTAATAGGCACGGCGAATGCGCAGGGTATTGAAGTTGAATTCCTCCAGATCGTATTTTCCAAAAAATTCCAGAATTGCCGAATCCAGACTGCCTTCGCCCTCGGCTTGATGACGACTGTGGATAAAAAACATACTGGCCGTTTCAAACTCTTCCTCTAAATATTCGTTGATTAGCTTCTGAGCGCCGTCTGGAAGAATTAAAAAACCATTGCGGCCGTCTTCATATTTATAGGAAGTACGCATAAAAGCTTCAATTACGGGTACTTCCTGTACCATTAAAAAAGTTTGTAAGGAATTGTCACATAGGACTTTTTTTTGTGATTTCTCTAACAAAATCCTGATCCATCTTCCTAATGAAGTTTTATTGGTTACCCGTGCCGCCTTTACAGCTCTTCCCTCATAGGTACAATCCACACACTTCAGTTTCTTAAAAAGAAACGGAATAAGGTGTGGCTTGATATGTACGGGAATTAGGGTTTGGGACATAGGGATTTATTTTTTTTTATCTGTAAGTTTCAAAATACTTCTTGAATGGTTTCCTTTTACTGCTTCTCAATAGCTGTTTGTTTCTTTTAACTTAGCTATTTTGGTATTATATTAATTTGTAATTTTGCTTTATGAAATTCATAAAAACCCTTTTAAACATCACTTTTACAATATTGCCACTTATTTATATGTGTAAAATTTACATTTTAAATGAGCATCACACAGTCACTTCATTTTTAAAAGGCTATTGGCTTCCGATTTTAATACTTTTAATTTCATTTTATATTTTTCAAAAAAACCATACTTCAAAAAATTTTTAGGATAATATCCCACTCATTACACTTATAACTTCGTCTGCCACAATATCATAACCCGCAGCTTCTAAGTGGAGGTAGTCATTAAAATACGTTGGGTTTTCATTTTGCCCTTTTGCACCACCAATATTAGGGGCATTTCTTAAATCAATATGATGTGTCCACGGAACTGTGTTAATGTCAGCAACGGCGACTAAATCAAAAAAAGCTTCCTGCTCATCAAGACTTGGTAATAAAGCCTTATAAGCACCAATAGCATAATCTCCACTTCCATTTTTTCGTGGGTAGTAACCCGTTATCAATATCTTATACTGAAATCCTGTTGCACCTTCAAAATAGGTTACAAAATCATCAAAGTTTTGTTCAGCACTCACCGTATTACTATTATCGTAGCCGTTATCCAATTGAATTATAGCGTTAGCGTCCTCCCAAGCTATTAGTATATTTATTCTTCCTTCAACTGCTAAAGGATAAATTTGCGTATCAGCATCTGCAATCATCTGTTCCGTCCTTTGTCCAGAAACCCCAAAAGAATTAAATGTTACATCATAATCTTCGTAAAAGGCATCTTTAACAAGGTTTGGGTAATATTGTTCTTGTCCAGAATTATTAAACCCCCTCGTTAAACTATCCCCATCAAAAACCAAGTTTAATTTTTGCTTTTGTTTTAATGTATTAGCAACGGCAGCAACCGCAAAAAAAAATGATTTTGTCATAATATTGTTACTTGTGGATATTTAATAAATTTATCTAAGAATGTTGAAATGTGTAAGTAAACCGCTCCCGATAAAGTTCCAAAATGATGTATTTCAATACCATTTGCATACAGTTTTACATCATTAGAAATGCGTCTTAATTCCATTGTAACGCCAACACCAGCAATTATATCTGTTGGGGTATCTAAAGGGTTTGCTATTGTGCCACCATCAACCGCTTGATAAACTTTTCCTATTGGGGCTAATGCACCACAAAAAGCCATAAATTTCCAAGGGGTTGCGTTATTATAAGAACGGTTTGTGGCGAATGTCGAAAGTCCAAACATTGAACCGTAACAATCAGAATCTGAAATTTGAATTTTATATATAAAATCTCCAGTAACAGTTTCTGTAGAAACACCATAACAAGCGACGTACGTGCTTCCTGAAGTGTTTTCAAAAACATTATCAGGGCTTTCAAGCATCCCTAACGTGGTAAAGTCAAGAGAAGTAAAAGTTTGTGGAACTGATTGAATCGCTAAACTATAACCGCCTGCATTGCTCCATAAAAAATGGTATAAATTTAATCTACTTACAGCAAAACTACCTGTTTGCATAATACTTGTACCTCCTGTAATAGATGGCTCAGTATCTGAATTAACGTGAACTAAAAGATAGGTGCCAGGAACCGCACCAGTTGGGTCAATAATTATATCCCCAATTAAAGGGCTTGTATATTCTTTATCATGCGTAAATGTTATAGTCCTTCCTGTTTTTTCTGGAAATGATTCTGAATTACCCACAAGCTCAACCCGTCCAACGATATTATATTTAAAATGAAGAATAGCACCCACTGGTACTTCTAAATCCAAACCATTATAAAAGAAAAATGGAATTTCAGCATCAGCAATATTGTTGTGCTGCAGCGTGAATGCGGTTGGCCCAAAGTTTTTGATATAGATATCCATACCATCATGCGGCACATCTCCAATCTGGCTTATACTAGCAGTCGTGAAACCTGCCACAAGACCACTTCCGGCTGCATTTTTAATTAGAAATGTGGTATACTCTGAAGATACTTGCATTACTTTCGGCTCTACATCCAAAAGTGTGATGCTTCTATATTTTTTCGAAGTTTTTCTAATGTACCCCTGTGGTGATGGTATGGGAGTATCCACAATATCTCCAAAAATATGTACCTCTGAAATAAAAACTACATTTTCCGGTAATTGTGGTGGAATACCAACATCACTGCGCTCTTCACCTGCTACTCTTTGAAATGTGTTTGATGAATTTGCAACCACAAAATCTATTCTATATTTATCTGAAGCCGCAGCAGGAATTGAAATATAGGTTTCAGTAAGTTTTGTATGTATTGTTCCAGCTATACGCCAAACTGGAAGCGGTATTATAGGAATTTTTACCGCTACGCCACTAGGGTTTAATGGATCAGCTACAATGGTTAAATTTCCTAATTGAATGATGCCGTCAATAATGGTTCCCCCATTGGTTTGATTGTAAAGCCAATTTAGCGCCTGCACTATTTTATTAATTTCTGCAGCTTCCAATTTTAGGGAAGGATCCATATATTGAAGCAGCTGTAGTTTATCCCAACTGTCAATTTTACTTACAATATTTAAAGGAAATGGATTATAAGGTATCGCGGCCATAACTAGTAGTTGAAAAAGTTAACAGGTATATCTTCACCCAGCAGATGATCTGCAGCGCCATTGGTAAGACCGATGGGAAATATAGAAGATGACTTATAGGACACTTCTACTATATTTGGCGTATTCTTTATATCTACACTGATGGGCGCATTTTGGAAATAATCATTTCTCCCAAAAAAGAAGACCAGGCCGCCGCTCATTTTAACGTAGATAAATTTTACTTTACAATATTCCTGGATGCGGGCACTCTGCAGCAGATCTCCATTTGGGAAACGCAGCTTGAGTGTCTGTTCCCATAATAAACCAGCTTTAGTTGTTTTTCCTTCTTGGGCCAAGGCTACAGAGCTCTTCCCAAAATGTACAGCTTTGGCCGCGGTAGTTTCTACATACGTATTAGCAAAAGGCTGGAGGCTGCCAAATGGAGCTGGCTTGATAACAGCAGATGTAGCAAGCTGAATCTCGCAGACATTTTGAATAAGGGTAGGCTTTTGTAGCAGATCCATTACTGGTAGGTTTGGGTAAAGATAGAAAAAATGTCCTATGTGTCAATGACAATAATAAGATTGTCTTAATTGACATAACTGCAAAAAACCCGAAAAATTCTGTAACTCTGTAACCAAAGCTGAAAAAGGTAGTGTTTATAGGCTTTTTTTGGTTACAAGAGATTTGTAACCGAGAAGGAAAAGGAATTTTCAATTTTGTAACCACTAGTAGTAGTTACAGTTTTTTTGTAACCTTAGTTACAATTCAATTATAATTCTGTAACCTTAAACTATTAGTGTTTTCAAGCTTTGTCGTGATTGGTTACAAAGTTACAGTTTTTTTTGACCTTTGAATGAATGGGGTAAAAGGGGAAAACAAAGGATCCCTACACGCGGGTGCGAGTTGCGTTTTTTAGTACTTTTGGTACTATAACCTAATACCTATCACGAAATGGACTATATAGACTTAGAAGATGGCCAGCCGGAAGAGGAGGCTGTGTACAATGTAAAGATTAAAGAAATGTCTTCAGGAGAAACCAGGAAGGCAAAAGCGCAATGGGTGAGGGGAACCGGCTTTGTTTTGGTAGATGGCCAGCTGGGTGATGAAGAGTATATTTTTGCCTGGAATAATTTTTAATTTGAAATGAGCTACCGCTTCTTTATCTGGAACACTTTCACAAAACCATCACTAATTTCGGCTGGGCTTATTATCTCAAGTCTTTGTTCGGTTTATCTGCACTAATTTCAGCGCGTATTTGAAAATTAAAAATCCCTGGAGTAAAATACTGCAGGGATTTTGGGAATAAAACTGATAACAGTTGCTAAAGCGCCATTAAAACGGCGTTTAGCTTGGTGTTAGCAAAAATTTAAAGGGTTAAAATAAAATAGGGCACATACAAAGGCGGCGCCCAGGGCGAAACCGATAGCCAGACCTTTTATAAAGCCTATGTTTCGGTATGTTTTTTCTAGTTCTGTCATTTTAAAAAGTTTTTTGGTTTTTCAACTTGCTTAAATTCATACACCCAAACCCAGGGGTTTTGGTGCCAGCTTTCCTTTCCATTGATGGATGCCCATAAATGATGAAAGGCTTGCTTTGCAGTCTGAAATCGATTTGGGCAACCAGGCATTTGGTAAAATGAATCGTATGGAGGAACTCCTCCAACCCTCATTTTTATACCTTCTCTGCTTGAATCTCTTTCAGAAATATCCTGCAACCGCTCCACGCGAACGTCCGTAACTTCAAGGAAAATGCGGCAGGCTTCTTTGGGCATAAAGATGGATGGTTTCCAAATCCAACCCTCGTTATTTTCTTCCCAATCTTTTCCATTTTCCGAAGCTTTATAGATATATCCATAATTTTCATCAGAAGGATGTAAGAAGTCAGTTATCTGAAATGTTTCCCGAACCCAAAGAATATCGCCTACTTTTCCGTATGGACTTTGAGAAATAACATAATCAGAATTGTGTTCAAAAATATCTTTAATATTTAAGGCTTCATCGCTTGTTGGATAACCTTTAATGATTCGCCTCGTCTGCGTTTTGCGACTTTTCAAAATAGCCTGAACCATCGACGTACTAAATAATATGGGTTTTGTTTTCATAACCACTTTTTTTCAGGTTTAACTTTCTTTCTTAATTGCTTTTCGTGAAACTGTTTTGAGTTTGAAACTGTGCCACCGCTTGGCAGATACCCACCCACTATGGGATGGGTTCCTGTTATCCAAAATTTGCTGTTACTTATTTTCTCCAGTTCCATCGGTACCCAAATTTTAAATAAAAATTCTCGCGCCAAATTTCTGGCCACTGCATCGCCTTCATATCTCCCCGGTACATGTAGGATCCATTTACGCCCAGGAATATTCCGGAAGGAAAGGTATATTCCGCGCCGCCCTCAAAACCGCCTATGGCATTGCCGCCAGCACCATTGCGCCAGGCTACACCTACACGACCGCCCAGGTACATTGCAATTCGCTCTTTTTCTCCAATGGTAAAGCGAGGACCCAAAGAACCGTGTACATCAAAATAACCTCCAGGAAGTTCGGCAAAGCTTTCAAAGCCGGCACGGACGTAGACCGGGCCATTGTATTCGATATCTATCCCGATATCCAATCCGCTTTCTTTGATACTTGCGCCTGGATCTACATACAAAGAAGCTGCAAAGCTTTCCGTTTTGCCCAGGCGAAACTGTGCCGTGACGAAGGTCGCGTTCATCAATAGCACGATGGCTATTGCCATTTTTAAAATTGTTACATTTGTTTTCATGATTTTTAATCTGTTAAGGGTTATTAATTTAGAAGGGTGGTGTGCTTTCCTAGGGCGCCGCCCTTTGCTTTTATTTGTAACTGTCGTTGTACGGCATATCTTCATCGTCATCATCAAAGCATTGATGGCAGAGCCAGCCTACCAAAAGGCAGACGGCCACGAAGATTATTATTGCGTACCAAATCCAGTTCATTGGTTCATACTTTTTAGGCGTTCCAAACGCTGTTTTTCTTTTTTGGCAATGCGCCTTTTACGTTGGTAGGCTTTAATTTTTCTATTGAAGAATCCTACTACTTCATTGGCAAAGATGAATGCCCAGGGGATGGGCCAGAATATTGCCACAAGGGGAATCAGCACTTTGTCAAACGTTGTTTTTCTCACTCCTTTTGGCGAACATACGCGGTAGGTGAATATTGCCAATAGGATGTATAGGGTTGTTAGGGTTAGGGTTTTTGGGTTCATTATGCTGCGTTTTTAAGTTCAAAATATTCTACCAATGCACCGTGATGTGATTCAAAAAGTTTCTTTGCCGTGGTTACTTCCACGCTGTTACCAATGAATTTCTTTTTATCGGTTTGGTTTCCTACCAGCACGTATCCTTCCGGAAATCCTTGGATGCGCAAAAGTTCCGCAACCAAAAGCATCCGCATCTTGATATCCACAATTCCGTATGCGGCCATAAACTGTTTGATCTTTACCATGGTTTCGGTATCGTCTTCATAAATCGGAATGGCGAAGCTTTCGGCGCTTGTATCGCAAATAACTAATCCAAGAGGCATTTTATCCTGTCGTGCGATTATTACCGGGCAAGGCTTTTCGATTGAATTGCCCTTGTTAAAATATTGAGGATTATAAATAAAAGCTTCAACCAAAGCTTCTTTTGGATTTTGTGGAATACTTCCGGAAGGCGTTTCAATGGATTTGGGTTTGCTTTTTCCGTATTGTTGATCGACAAAGAAAACGCTCTCTATTTTACTGAATCGATCCTTTGTTGAAATTGTGGGGCAGGGTTCTTCAGATGAATGTGCACCTCCATTTCCATAGTAGCTATTTAGAAATACCAAATCCTGATTTCCTGCAGTAGCGGTTATGGTTCTGGCAGGGCCATCAACTGAAACAACCTTTGATTTTGGATTTCCGGAATTTCTTTGGCTGATGAACGAAACATTCGCCAGTCCCAATCTATTTTGACAAACAACGGTAGGGCAGGGATCGTTAACGGATGGCGGTGTGTAGCCGCCGTTTTTGCTCATTGAATTGTATTTCAAAATAAAATTGCAATCAACCAAAGCCTGATTAGATCCATTCGTTAAAATAGTTCCAGCAGGTCCATCAACCGAAACAACCTTTCCCCACGGACGACCACTGAAATTTTTCTGAATAAAACTTTCATCACCTTGAGCCACAAACTTTAATAGCCCGGCGTAAATTCGTTTCAAAGTATTTTCAACCAATGGTTTTTTCCTATTGAAAATAGACTTGCCTTCCTCTTCAAAATTCAAAACTTCCTTTACAGCTTTCCATTTCTTCATTGGCCGAGCTTCCTTTTCTGGAAACTTAGCATGTGTTTGTGATGGCCAACTTATTGGAAGATCGTCTTTCGCAAATTGCGCAAAGTACCTACGGCGTGAAGTGAAGGCGCCAAGGTCTGCAGCATTAATTAATCTGTCCTCAAAATTATAGTTTCGGGATTTGATGGCATCGCGCCATTTTATAAAATCTTCACCTTTGTGTTTAGATACTGGCTTTCCGTTTTTGTCGAGTGGTCCCCAACTCATAAATTCCTCTACATTCTCGATCATCAAATAATCGGGTTGGAGAGCATCCATATAACTTGGCGCTTCGATAATTACTTTTTCATTTTGCGATTTTTGGTAGAATTCAATTTTTGATATTTTCTTACTTCTTCCGTTTGGTAATATTTTAAAGTAATCAGCCATTTCTAAAAGATGGTTTGCAAGTGTACGGCTATCGGCATCCCGTGGAAGACCGCCTTTTGCTTTTGAAAAATTGGTACATTCCAGACTTGCCCAGATAGTAATAATACAATTAGGATATAATTTGCGGAGCGCATCCACGCGAAGCTTCAGAAAAAACACTACTTCCGGGTTGCGGATATCCTCAATAAAATGTTTCGCCCAAGGATGGTTTCGGCGGTGGCTTTCAATTGCTTTGGCATCGTGGTTTACGCAGGCCGTTACCGTGGTATCGCAGTTAGCTAAATGGATTCCGGTACTGGTTCCGCCAGCACCACAAAAAAGGTCTATTACAAATTCTTTCATAATTTATTTTCCATACTAAATTTTACAATTCTTCTATTTGCGGCACGCCTTATGAATTCCAAATGTTTGTAGTTTTTAGAATCGGCCATCACGCATTTCAAAATTTCGGTGATTTTAAAAACCTCTGTGATGTTTTTCGCCCTCAGGTAAAGTATCGTTATTTCAATTTTTTCGTACATATCTATTCAATTGATGAAGCTGGAACATAGATCATATCATTACGAAGCCATTCTGCTAATTCTACAGGATCAGTTTCTAGAGAAATGATTTCGGGCTTGTTATCAAACTTGCCAGTGATCATACTTTTCAACCAGAAGGGTTGGCCGCGTTTAAGCGTCTTTTTGTCGATGGCCAGATCTGCCACTTCTGCTTTTCTAAGATTGATAGTTACCTGAACTATTTCCGGTTTCTTTAATTTTGAAATTTCCATACGCTTTGCTATTGTTCATAAAATGGCAAATCATCGCCAGGTTTATGAGTGTTAACTTTTTCCTTTGTTTTTATGTAAAACATTTCGGTAGTAGTGCCTTCAATGTTGTGCAGTATACGCCCTTCACTATCCACGCCTGCAGCTTCCGGATTATAGTTCCAGCCATTCAACCTACAATATGCCTTGAGGAATTTCTTGAACTTCTGCGAGCTCACGCTCTTCCATCCAGCCGTATCGGTGAAATCTTTTTGCGCTGGTATTTTCTGAACGTAGGCATCCAAATTGGGCGACGGATTATCATCAGTGGAAGCGAAGAAAACATCTGCCCAGTTTTTAAAAGGCTCACCCATTTCGTTCAATAGGTTTCGCTTGGTTACATTGCCCATTGGCGGATCTATTTTTTCCTTTTGAGACAAAAAGAAACGGATGGCCTGGCCACATAGGTTCAGGAAGTCGTTCCAATCATCTTCGGTAAAATCCTTGAACAGGGTTTTTCCCTCAAAATCATCGCTTATGGTACGCGTTTGCTCATATTCGCCATCCTTGTTGTAGTGATAGTAATCACTGAAAACAATGAACAATAATCTGCGCTCCAACGATGGATCCATATTGTTGGGAGGGAAGTTACTGGCAAACCCAATCTTTGGCGATTTATCAAAAGGAATTATGTAGCGCATTCCTTGCTTATTGTTCACGTCCAAATCTCCGGTAATGGCATTGTAAAAGAAACCGTAATCCAAAAATTGGTGGCAGTCGTCCACCAGTGTATAATCGGTTTCGTCCGTAATGCCGTGGTAAATGAAATCGTCCTGGGTTTTGTTCTTGTCGCGGCCATTTATGTAGTGATTCACTTTCAACACCTGCTGAATGCTCTTCATAAATACAGATTTACCACTACCCCCGTGGCTCTCGCTGATGTCGGCCACCTTATTGTCCATTGCGTAAACTGCCCAAGGGCGTTGCGGACTCTTATAGGTGTGCAGCATATAGCCCAGCGCGTAAATTTTATTGATCAGGTGAAGCTTCTGCTCAAGGATTTCATTTTCATTCAAATTTGGAGCGGCAATATTGAATTGGTTCTGCCTGAAATATTCTTCTTTAGCGGCCGCTTTTTTACCTTCAAAAAAAGTTTCCAGATCCTTGCGCCAATGGATTCGGGAAACGTTCACCAGATAGTTAAGGAATTTATTGTCTTCCTTCAGTATTTTTATATCCCAATCGCCGTGAACGTCATTTGAAATTTCAAAATGATTGTCCTGCAGATGAACGGTATGCTCGATAACTTTTTTCTCCCAAACGTAACGGTCCACTTCGCCCATTTTTTTATTGGTAATTCCTTCAGCAGTAATTTCCCAAACCTGGTTGCTGAAAAACATATACTGCAGGTTACGATCGGCAATGTTGAAATCTACATCTATGCTGTCCAATTTGGTGAGCGCCCTATCCGAAAGCGACGTTTTATACATCGTATCGCGAAGCTCGATCGGCATTTGGCGTTCCTTTAAAAAGGTGTGCACAAAGGCTTCAATCTCGTAAGGGCGTACCACACGGATTATATTTCCGTCAACTTTTATATATTGGAAACCATCCTTTGTCTGCTCATCCGAATGGCGGCCGTAACCTTGCAGACGAAGGAAATTGAACAGCTGCGTCCAACGGACGTAATATTTTGTTCTTTCGCCTTGAAAAGAAGAGTCCCAAAATTCGCAGGGCAAAGCATTTTCAATAAGCTTATCCAGCATAAAGTTGAATTTTTTGGGCTTTCGCGAATCGTACATTTTCTCCACAAAATCCTTGAAATCCTTGCAGGGATTGCCACGCTTATCGCGGAAGTTTTTAAGGTATGCCGGCAGAATCATTAATTTGATATCCAAATATTTTAAGCCGAGTTCCACACTTACGCGCATCCCGGTATGGTCCAGATCCGGAACATAAATGATATTCTTTGCCCAAGTTTTTAAGAGCCTATATTCCTCATAGTTAATCTGCTCACTTTCGCTATTGAACCAGATGGCCATATACCCAAAGCTGCGGATGTTCATACCGTCACTACCTCCGGAACATATGAAAACCTGATCTACCCGCGGATCTTTTTCTTCCTTGCTCAACTTTTGGGTTTCGTCCTGGATCAATTCATCAATACGCTCCTTATTTTTGGTGAACTGTTTTTTTAGCAAAGCCATTCCGTACACAAAACGCTCGGGTTTCGTGCCCAAAAAACTGAAGCGCCATTTTTTGTCATCCAGAGGCTTATATAGCTTCGCCCAGCCTTCACCTTGGAATGCGAAAATGGGAAAGTTGTCTGTGGATGAAAATGTAAGCACTTCGTTTTCTTTTACGTATGAATAGCTTTTTACACTGTACATTTGATAATCCTGGCAATGGGTAGCATCTACACAAGGCCCAAGAATTTTCAACTCCTCGTCTGTAAAATCCTTTGTTTCTAAAGAATATTCCCCTGGCTTTTCTTCCTGTTTTATGGGGCGTCTTTCAAAGTCTGGTTTCGCTGGGGTCCAATTGCTTTCTGCTCCTTTTATGTTGAAATGCGCCGCCAGATAATTGCAGGCTTCCTTAAAATCCTTATTGGTTTCCAGCATACACACGCCAATAGCGTTGCGTTCCTTTTCATCACCTCCAAAATCGGTAACCTTATATTCGCCATTGTGGAATCGGATGGAAGCGCTGGCCGTTTTTTCGTCACGGATCTTAAATTTTTTATCTTTTCTATCGAGGCCTTGTCGGGCATCTGGATAATAACTAAGGATGATATCCAGCCCATTGTTGGTCTGCTCGATGATGTCTTGCCATTTTATAAAGCTCATTTTGTTGGGGCTTCTTTTTGGTTATTGGTTAGTTTTTCAATTTCCTTTTTAATGGGAGCAACAAGCTTTTGTTTCTCTGTTACGGTGAATAAATCGCTGTCGCAAAGCTGCTGTAAACTTGCCCGGAGCAGGTTTAGTTTTGATTGGGTTGGGTTATCTGGTGTCATTTCTGAAAATATTTTGGGAAATGATGAACCGCGCTAATTTTCATTCCAAATCGCACCGTGTTATCAATCTTAGTTTCAATTGACGCCTTAGGGCTATCATTTAAGGAATAGTAGCCGCTCAATCTTCCCCTATTTGCGGAATATGCTTTATATGAAGTTCCGTCCGGGACCAATACTTGGATTTCCGTAATTTCGCCATCTTCATATTTTATTCGAGCTTCGGTAATTTTATTATCTGCCATAATCATATCTTTTTAGTTTTGATTGGGTTTGATTTTCGGGTGTCATAAATCAACCTTTTCGATTTATATAATCATCCTTAATTGGTAAAACCAAAAATGCCATTCGTTCACCTCTCATTAATTCGTGCATTAATTCGCCAGGAATTCCAATTGTAACCGTAGCACCGCCGGCAACCATTTTCATATCGATAATATCAGTGCATACGCCAATGGATTTAGTACCATTTTCACTATCCGCGATGTTCATTTCATCCATTATTTGGAAAGGTCTTTTACTCATAATTGATAATTTTTATTTCGCCAAACGCTTGGAATCGAACCAAGAACAGGGTTCAGCAATTGCTTGTTATGACTCAAGCAAAAGGTTCAGCCTGTTTCCGGAGCATTTCTCCTGATGCTCCCGTTTGTTTGACCAGGTGGGGTTCCTATCAGTCCCCGGCCAAAGTCTGGAATGTTATTAACCGTGTCGCATTACCATCCACGTCTTGGGGGATGTTTGGTAGCCTGCTATACTTTGGCAGACCCAGAGCCCCTACTATTCACCAGTATTCCCTTTAACTGTTTCTTCCTTTTTTGTTTTTACACCACAAAAAGGGCAATAAGTATGCATTATACTTTGTTTCAAAGACGACTTGCGCCCCTCTACTTTAATTTCAATTTCGGAAGTAGTCAACACTTCCAATGGGTTTGAAAAAATGAGAGCTTTGGAAACGAATTCCACTTTTTCAATCGTTTTTCCTTGCCATTTTTCCATATCAAGAATTTTCTTCTCGATACCCTTTATGCAATCGCACTGCATTATTGATATACTATTGTAATACCAGCCCCGGAGCGTTTCAACTCATAAGCGTGCGGGATGCCGTCGTACTGCTTGTACTCCTGCAGCTTGCGCAGGTGGTGCTCGTTTAAAGGTTCTTTTACGTGACAGCTTACCTCAGTAAAGCGGCCATCGTTATCGGGCCCCTTGGTTTTGTTTGTGCCTTTGTCTCCAAAGATCTCAGCGAAACCTCGCTGAATTTTCTGCATGTTTTCTTTTGAAATTGCCATTGTTATATGTATTAAATTAAACTTGAGTTACTTAGTTTTGATTTCTACTTGCTTCCTTCATCGCTTTGATTCTAGGATATGCTTCAATTGAAGCTTTAACTATCTCATAAAAAGAATTAGATTTTTCGAAGTTTTGGCAGAACAAAGCCATAAGTGATACTGCATCACCTTCTACTTCAACAGAGGAAGAACTACAACCGTGAGAATCTGATTCCATTTGAATATTAATTTTTGCTTTTCCCATTTTACTATGTGTTATTAAATTAAACTTGAGTTACTTTTTAAAAACCGCCCAGCTCCTCAGCCGGGCGGCCAACATAACCAAATACCAATCTCTAAGTATTGCATTAGAAAAAGGGTAATTAAAAGAACGTAGCGTGTAGGGCGAACTACACTATTGTTAGGTCGCGGCTTTTCAGGGCTACTTCCTGTTTTGTCTGTACGCCACCCAGGATGGCGTATAATTGTTTTTTAAGAAGATGGTAGCTGCCAAGGGGCATCTGCATTTTTTCGGCAATCACCTCATTGGTATCGGTCCCGGAGAGCAGGCGCATCAATTTTACGAGCTGTAGGGTTAACCGTGTGCCGTTTACCATTGGCAGTCGGCAAAGGATGCCTTCTGCAGAACAGCTGCCGCGGTGGGGACACGGGTGATATTCGCCGTCCTGCAGTTGGTTATCCCTAATGTCAGCCTCAAAATCGAGGCCTCCAAATCGGCACCTCGCGAATTGGTGGACTTGATTCATTGTGGAGTCCGGGTGCCATTCCTGTAATATTGCTTTGGTTTCTGGTTCGCTCTCCAGCTTTTCCAGTAATATTGCTATTACCGAATAGGGAGCTGCACTAAAGGGCTTTACCTGGCCATTGTGCAAAATCTTTAATTGTTCTTTGTCATTGAAGATTTCAATGTCTGGGCCCAAAAGGCCGGGGTAAAATTTTTGTGTAGTTGTTTCCATAGTTTAAACGTGTTATGCTTTATTAGCTTCTAGAATTTTTCGGGCTGCAACCCCTTCCGCTTTTTCTTCAGCGGCATATTCTAAAAGGAGATTAAAAATTTTTGGATTTTTAGTATGTCCCAATTTGACCTTACGGACAACTTGTCTTGAAACCTGGATTTCATTCTTTAATGCAAGCGAAACTATCTCCTGCGCATATCCATAACCGAGATAACCGTCCAGCAATTCGATGGCACTCAGCGCTTCCTCTTCGGTCAAACTGTAATTATTACAAAAAGAATCAATACGCTCTTTATGCAT